GTCAAGGATGACTTTATTCTTAATACGGTTGATATCGTACAAGATCCATCTGCACCGAATGCTTTTGTAAATGGAATTATGGAAGGTGTTGAATGGGTCTGGAATAATGGAATCATTGAGGCTCAAGAAATTGAGGATGTGAAATCTAAACTTAATAAAATGTCAATGAAGCAAATAGCTGAAACTCAAGAGAAACTCTTTAAGGATTTTTTGAATGGCGTTAAGTCTAGAATCTAATTATTACGTTTATGCTTTAGTTGATCCAATCAATAAAGTTCCTTTCTACATAGGGAAAGGTAAAAATAAGCGTGCATGGGATCATGTTAGAGGATATGACAAAAGGAATTCTAAAAAAGTATCTTATATTAAAAATATAAGAATACTAGGGTTAGAACCAGAAGTACATATTATAAAATCTAATATGTCCAATAAAGATTCTAGAGAATATGAATCTGTTTGTATTAAGGAATCACGTAATTTAGGATTACCTTTAACTAATATAAAATTAGATGAAGGATCAAATCCGTGGACTTCTGAATCCCGTAAAAAGCTTTCCAATACTATGAAACGTATTGGAAGACAAGGCGGGATTGAAAAAGGTGGATCGTGGTATTCTAAAAAAAGTGATAAAGTAAATAAATCAGAAGTATATTCGCTTATGTCAAATAATAAGTCTAAGAAAGAGATTTGTCAAATAATGGGAATTAGTTATTATGTTTTACAGCAGGTAATTAAGAATGGATAAAATCATCTATAAAGAGACTGAAATTAAACGTGCTCCGCGTTCGGACCTTTATGAGGTTCAGACTCGTGAGTTTAAAAATTTCCTCTCGTTATTGAAATCTAACTTATAAGGAGTCAGACATGACTGATCAAGTAGAAAATCAGGAAGTTGAGCTCGACGAGGGAATCGAAGAAGCTCACGATCCAAAGAATGCAGAACAGCAATCTGTTGCAGCTACGGATAAAGCAGGTGATGCCACTAAAAAAGCGCCAACACGCAAGGGTGACAACACTAAGCAAGATCCAATGCCAAAAACTAAAGCTGGTCTGATCACTGCAATGAACAACCGTATGGCATCAATGGACAAAACGTCTTTGATGGCAATGTATAAGATGGAAGAAGTAGAAGCTGATGAATCTTCTACGGTGATGGTTGAAGCTCCTGAAGTAGTGTTTAGCTACTCAAATGAGCTCGATGCTTTGGTCGAATCTGAGGCAACTCTTTCAGAAGAGTTTAAAGCCAAAACAGCTTTGATTTTTGAAGCAGCAGTTAAAGCAAAACTTTCAGAAGAAGTTGATCGTTTAGAAGAAGCATATAAAACCGAATTGGCGGAAGAAATTGCTGCTACTAAAGAAGACCTCGTAGAGAAAGTAGATAGCTACCTCAACTATGTGGTTGAGCAATGGATGGAAGATAACAAGCTAGCTATCCAAGCTGGTTTGCGTACTGAAATTGCAGAAGGCTTTATGAGCAAGATGAAAGATCTGTTCGTAGAATCTTATGTAGAAGTACCAGAGTCCAAAGTCGACCTAGTTGATGAACTTGCACAAGCAAATGAAGAGCTTGAAGAAGCCTTCAATGATGCAATGTCAAAAGCTCTTAAACTTGCTGAAGAAGTAGAATCATTTAAGCGCGCAGCGATTATTCGTGAAGCGTCTAAAGATCTTGCAGAAACTCAAGTCGAAAAGCTAACATCATTTGTTGAAAATATTGAGTTCGAAGATGAAGATACTTTTGCTGAAAAAGTAAAAATCATTAGAGAAACTCATTTCGCAAAGAAAACAGCTGAGTCAGCAATTGTAGAAGACACAGAAGAAGATGCAGATAATTCTGTAGAAATTTCTGGTCAAATGGCTCAGTACCTCGAAGCACTTAGAAAATCAAATCGATAAGGAGATCCTATAATGGATACATATGATCGTCTCGTAGAGAAATGGTCTCCGGTTCTTAATGAAGAATCAGCAGGCAAAATCGCTGACAGCCACAAAAGAGCTGTAACAGCTGTTATTCTTGAAAACACGGAAAAAGCTCTTGCAGAGCAGTCCGCTCAAGAACGTGGATTCCTTGCAGAAGCAGGCACAACAACTGCATCTGTAGCTAACTGGAACCCAGTACTTATCTCACTCGTACGCCGCGCAATGCCAAACTTGATGGCTTATGACGTATGTGGTGTTCAGCCAATGTCAGGTCCAACAGGTCTGATCTTCGCAATGAAGTCCAAGTACAAAAATACAAAATCTGGCGTTGTTGACGGTAATGAAGCACTGTTCAACGAAGCAGCGTTCAACTATTCTGGTGATTCTGGAACAGCTGCAATGGGTGCTTCACCCTCTGGCCTTGCAGGTGTAACCGACGCAGCTTCTGACAGCTCAATCGACAATGATCGTCTCGACCCACTTGCAGGTCTTGATCTGTACTCTACTGCAGAAGCAGAAGGCTTGGGTGCATCTGGTGGTCAGCAGTTTGCTGAAATGGGATTCACCATTGAAAAAGCAACTGTTACTGCAAAGTCACGTGCATTGAAAGCAGAGTATACCCTCGAGCTTGCACAGGACTTGAAAGCAATTCATGGTCTGGATGCAGAATCAGAGTTGTCAAACATCTTGTCAACAGAAATCATGGCAGAGATTAACCGCGAAGTAGTTCGCACGATCAACAGCCAAGCTAAAACTGGTGCACAAACAGCTAACACTGCAATCAATGGTATCTTCAACCTGGCAACAGATGCTGATGGTCGTTGGTCAGTAGAGAAGTTTAAAGGTCTGCACGTTCAGCTCGAGCGTGAAGCTAACCAAATCGCGAAAGACACACGTCGCGGTAAAGGTAACATCATGATCTGTTCATCTGATGTTGCTTCAGCGTTGGCTGCTTCAGGTTCTTTGGATTATGCTCCAGCATTGTCAACAAACTTGAATGTAGATGACACAGGAAATACATTCGCAGGTGTACTGAACGGTCGTATGAGAGTATACATCGACCCATATGCAACTGCTGATTACATCACAGTAGGTTATAAGGGTACTAACCCATATGACGCTGGTGTATTCTATTGCCCATATGTACCATTGACCATGGTACGTGCAGTTGGTGAGAATGACTTCCAGCCACGTATCGGGTTCAAAACTCGTTACGGCATGGTTTCAAACCCATTCGTAGATACTGGTAATGTTTCAGACCGCGACGGTTTGGCAACAGCAAAAACGAACCAGTACTATCGTATCTTCCGTGTAGACAATATCCTCACATAAGATATAAAAAAAAAGGAGGGGACTAAACCCCTCCAATATCCCCCAG